GGCACAGCCTGGCTCGTGCCGCGCTGCGTGGAGTTGGCGCAGCGGTACCCGGACGCGGCGTGGTGGTGTGACGCGCAGGCCAGCAAGGCGTACCTCCCGGACCTGGAGGACGCGGGTGTGACCGTGGAGGTACTGCCGGGCACCGGCCTGGCCGCCGGCTGCGGGCACCTGCAGAAGCTGGCGAAGGACCGGGCGTTCACTTACGGCCCGGACGCCGCGCTTGAGGTGGCGTTCGCCGGCGCCGTCAAGCGGGACGTGGGCGACGGGCAGTGGGTCTGGGCGCAGCGCCGGTCTGCGGTGGACATCTCCCCGCTGGTCGCGCTCACGGGCGCGCTGTGGGTGCTCGCCGAGATCGGCAGCCTCGACCCTGACGTGACGGGGTTCTACTGAGGGGAGGGCGTCCGTGGGCCTACGCGCGGCTTGGCGGGCGCTGACGAGCCGGGATCTCGCCTCGGACCAGATCGGCTGGCAGTACCGGGACCGTTACCGGATAGGGACCGGCAATGTCTCGGTGACGCAGGAGACGGCGCTGCGGCACTCCGCGGTCTGGGCGTGTCTGCGGTTACGGGCGGACCTGGAGTCAACGCTGCCAATCGACGCATTCCGGATGGTGGACGGTCGCCAGGTCGAGGTGACGAAACCGCTCCTGATGGTGGAGCCCTACCCGGGTGTCGACATCACGGAGCACATGTTCTCCTCGCGGTTCGACCTGGACCGTTACGGCAACAGCGTGGGCGTGATCCACGCCCGGACCGCGCTGGGGCTGCCGGCTCAGATCGAGCTCGCGCCGATGGCGGACGTCTCGGCGAGGTGCAAGGGCTACCGGGTCGAGTACTGGCGGATCAACGGGGAGAAGTACGACCCGGCGCTGATCTGGCACGAGAAGCAGTACACGGTGGGCGGCTGGCCGCTGGGCCTGTCCCCGATCGCGTACGCCGCCTGGTCGATCGGCGGCTATCTGTCGGCGCAGCAGTTCGCTATCGACTGGTTCGGCGCGGGCGCGATGCCGGTGGGGACGCTGCGGAACACGAAGAGTCAGATCACCGCGGCCAAGGCGGCAGAGGCGAAGGGGAACTTCAAGGTAGCGGTGGAGAACCGCGACATCTTCGTCCACGGCTTCGAGTGGGAGTGGACGCCGGCGCAGACCGACGCCACCACCGCCGGCTTCCTGGAGGAACGTAAGTTCGGCGTCACCGACGTGTGCCGCTTCCTCGGCGTCCCGGCCGACATGATCGACGCCCCCAATGAGGGCTCGTCGATCACCTACGCGAACGTCACCCAACGCAACGTCCAGCTTCTCGTGACGAATCTCGGTCCCCCGATCGTGCGGCGGGAGCGGAAGTGGTCCACCGCGCTGCCGGCGCCGCGGTTCGTGAAGCTGAACACGGACGCACTGCTGCGGATGGACCCCGAGGTCAGGGAGCGGATCATCGTCGGGCAGGTCGCCGGCCGGGTCCTGGCGCCGTCGGAGGCCCGGAGCCTGTCCAACCGGGCGCCGTTCACGGACGCACAGCTTGAGGAGTTCGACCGTGTCTTCGGGAAGCCTCGCCAGGATCAGCCTGTCGCGAAGGTGGGCTGAGATGGGAGTGCCAGCATGACGGATGCCGCCGCGCTGCGGGCCGAGGCCGCGAGTGCCCGGGCCACCGCCTACGCCGCCGCCAACGGGCGCGGTGCTGCCGTCCCGGACGGGAAGCCGTTGCGGGAGAACCTCCGGTTCGGCACGCAGCTGCGCGCGGAGAGGGTCACGCGGGACGGCCAGGAGTTCCACCTCATCGAGGGCTACGCATCGGTGTTCGAGCGCGGGTATGAGATGTGGGACGCGTTCGGCCCCTACACCGAGGTCGTGTCCTCGGGTGCCGCAGACCGCACGCTGGCATCCAAGCCCTTCGTGGTGTTCCGTTTCAATCATGGCGGTACCTCGATGGCGAACACGCGCAACGGCCGCCTCGAGCTCTGGGCGGACTCCACCGGCCTGGGCGACCGGGCGTGGGTCAACCCGAAGCGCGCGGATGTCGAGCTACTGATCCGGGCGATGGAGGACGAGGACGTCACTGAGCAGTCGTTCATGTTCATGATCGAGTCCGGCCGGTGGTCACCGGACTACTCGGAGTACCGGATCGACGACTTCGAGTTGGATCGGGGCGACGTCGGGCCGGTGACGTTGGGCGCGAACCCGCACACCTCGATCGCGGCGCGGGCCGGCGAGATCCTGGCCGCGATCCCGCAGCTGCCCCGGCTTGCGGCCCGCGAGGCGTACCAGATGCTCTCCCTGCGCACCGACCTCGTGCCCGACGTCGCCCCGGCGCCCGACCCGGAGCCGGGAGTGCCCACCGAGCGCGGCACGTCGATCGCGCTCGTGACGGCCCGGCTCCTCGTGGAGTCCGACACCGACTGACCCAAGAGCTCCCGCTCGCCGTCCGGCGCGCGGGTCGCAGTGCCCGAAGCATCCGAGCCCCGGCAGATCGCACCGGCACGGACGTTGACCGGCGGCATCCACGGACAAGATCGGTCCGGCATGGGTGCGCGTATCGGCAGATCGCACCGAACACCCGTGAACACGCGACGGCACGCCCCACGACAAGTGAGAGGCGGCCACAACCGATGGCAACCATCGACGACCTGATCGCGGCGATCGAGGTCGAACTGGAGGCGGCGCAGAAGCGCGCCGCCAAGTGCACCCTGGAGGTCAAGGCGATCCTGTCGGCGGCCTCGACCGAGGGGAGGTCCAACCTCAGCGAGGAGGAGGACCAGCGGGTCACGAAGCTGTTCGCTGCCCGTGATGCGGCAAAGGCCGACATCGACGGCATCAAGGTGAAGCTCGGCAACGCCAACAAGGTCAAGTCGGAGGAACTGGAGTCCGACAAGGCCACCCGCGATGTGCGCTCAACCGGCGCGGTGCTCCCGGGCCGTGAGCAGCGGGTCCAGGTCGGAGCCGAGGAGCGCACCTACCGCCCGGACACCGACCGGTACGGCAAGCAGTTCCTGATGGACATCTGCCGGTCGTTCACCTTCCAGGACGTCGAGTCCGGGACACGGCTGGCGCGGCACATGGCCGAGGAGCGCATCGAGCGGGCCGAGTACATGACCCGTGCCGTCGGCACCGGCGCGTTCGCAGGTCTGACCGTCCCGCAGTACCTGACCGACCTCTACGCGCCGGCCACGGCGGGTCTTCGTCCGTTCGCGGACATCTGCAACCGGCACCCGCTGCCTGAGGCGGGCATGACGGTCAACATCTCCCGGATCACCACGGCGTCCTCCGCGGCCTTGCAGGCCACGGAGAACACCGCGGTCTCCGAGACGAACATGGACGACACCCTGCTCTCGCCTGCGGTTCAGACCACGTCCGGGCAGCAGACCGTGTCCAGGCAGGCCATCGACCGGGGCACCGGCATCGAGGACGTCACGATGCAGGACCTGTTCAACCGGGTGGCGACCAACCTGGACAGCACGCTGATCAACCAGGCTGCGACCGGGCTGACGAACGTGTCGGCGACGGTGGCGTACACCGACGCCACCCCTACCGGTGCCGAGCTCTACCCGAAGATCCTCGGGGGAGCCTCGGGTGTCGAGGGCGCGTTGCTCGCGATGGGCCGTCCCACCCACGCCATCATGCATTCCCGGCGCTGGTACTGGCTGTCCTCGCAGATGTCCTCGACCTGGCCGCTGATCAACTGGGCGGGCATCCCCGTGCAGGCCGGCGGTACCGCCCAGCCGGTGACCTACAGCCAGGGCATTCGCGGTGTCCTGCCGTGCGGCCTGGAGGTCGTCACGGATGCCAACATCGCGACCAACCTGGGGGCCGGCACGAACGAGGACGAGATCTACGTGGTCGCGGCCTCGGAGTGCCATCTGTGGGAGGAGGACAACGCGCCGCTGTTCATCCGTGCGGAGCAGCCCGCAGCCGCATCCCTCGGGGTGCTGCTCGTCGCGTACGCGTACTTCGCCTACACCCACGCCCGGTACACCAACGGGTCCAGCAAGATCGCGGGCACGGGCCTGGTAACCCCGGCGTTCTGATCTGAACCGTCCGATCGAGGCGCCATGCGCGCTTCTCGCAACTAGAGAGGGGAAGCGCGCATGGCGACGATCACCGCGATGGGCAGGGGAGATCTGCCGAACGTCGCGAACCTGTCCACCGCTCAGACCGGCAACGGAGTGTCCACGAACATCGCGGACACCGGCCGCGGAACCGGGCCGGTGCTGCTCAAGATCACCACGGCGATCGGCGCGACCCCGACATGTACCTACGCGATCGAGGGAAGCCCGGACGGCACCAACTGGTTCGCCATCCCCTACGCCGACTCGGCCACTCCCACGACGGTCTCCGTCGCCACCTTCGTGATCACCACGGCGACGACCGTCTGGAAGCTGTTAGAAGCGAACCGGCCCTGGCGGTTCGCCCGGCTCAGCTACTCGGCGAACACCAACGTGACGAACACCGCCGACCTGACGGTGTTCTGAGAAGGGATCTGTCCGATGGGTAGCTCGACGAATGACGACCCGATGGTGGCCGCGCTCCTGCGTGAGCGGGAGTCCTACGTCAGGTTCGGCAAGAAGGACCGGGTGGCCGCCGTCGACGAACAACTGCGCCTGCGCGGCTACGAGGAGGAGCCAGCTCGCGAGACCCCGCGTGCTCGCTCCACCGCCAGGGGCGTACAGCAGGCCGACTGACCGCCGCATATCCACCGACGTCCAGCCCAACCCCAGCACACCCTGAAAGGGAGCCCTCATGGCGACACCTTCCGGCGGCTACACCCTCATCCGTCAGGGTGTCTCCACCTCCACCGCGATCACCGTCAACCAGGTGCTCGCGCCGGCCCTGTCTGCGGTGGAGTTCACCCGCGCCTGGGCCAACCAGGACAACGTGACGACCACGGGCCAGACCCGGGTGCAGTTGAACCGCAACTCGACCGCGTGCACCGTGACGTCGCAGACGCCGGCGCCGACGGCTAACGGCATGCAGGCGTCCAAGTGCGTCGGCGGTGTCTCCGCGACGGGGATCACGGCGACTGCGGAGGGCACGATCACGGCGACTCCATGGACGGAGGGATTCAACGTCGTCAACGGGATCCTGTACCTGCCGGTCCCGGAGGCGCGGTTCCTGATGGTGGGTTCGGCGGCTGGGTTCGCGGCGCTGAAGTTCGCCACGGCCCCGGCGGCGGCCCAGTTCACCACCGGCATGGAATGGATGGAGTTCGCGGCCTGATGGCGAAGGACACGGGGGTCCCGTTGGCGACGGTCAGGATCATTTCGGCCGTCGTGCACTGCCCGGACGGCCGGCTGGCGGCGACCGTGGACGTCCTCGACGTCGGCGGCGGCACCCAGACGGTGACCGTGGACGGCGCCGCGCAGGAGCGGGTGCACGAGCAGCGGCGCGTCTTCCACGTGCGGTTGATCTCCCCCGACCGGATGGTCCCCGACGAGCTCCGCGAGTGCGACTCCTATGAGGACGCGGTGGCACTCGGTGTCGCCTACGCGACCCGGCTCACCGAGCACCGGGCGCGGGTGGACGAACTGGCCGAGGACCTGCGGGTGTAGGCATGGATCTGTCCGGCGGGGTACTGCTGGCCGGCCCGGAGAGCGTAGAGCGCCGCACCGGGCGACGGTTGGCGAATCTGATCCGGGTCGGTGGCCGGCTGGCGGTCCTCGGCGTGGAGGACGGCGCCAGAGCCATGGGCCATTGGCACGTCCTGCGTCCGGGATCCTTCGCCTCCCCGCAGGGCCTGTCCGGGCAGTCCGACCAGCAGGGCGACGACCTGGTGTACGGGCGGGCGCTGTGCGGGCGGACCGTCGTCTCCAACGGTTACGCCGCCGACTGGCGTCCCCCGGCGGGCCAGCTGTGCCCCGCATGTTCCGAGCAGATCTGAGAAAGGGGTCGCCGCGGTGGAAGACGAAAGGATGCGACATGGCACCCCGCTGCCGCCCGACCGGGTGGACTTCCTGTGGCGGCAATAGCCAGCCTGTCGGATCTGGTCAACCGGCTGTCGGGCGGTGCCTCGGG